CGGGTTTCCGCCTGCATCTCACCGGAAGCTTTGATTTCCTTCTCGGTGCGCTCGGCATAGGTCTTGATCTGATCGCCGACGGCTTTCAGGTCGGCCTGGGTTTGCTTCTGGGAAGCTTCAATTGCGGAAAGATCTTGCGGCATGGTTTCGTCCTTTCAGAAATGAAAAAACCGCCACTCGGGCGGTTGGTAGTCAGTTGAGGTTTCAGCCAATCAGAAGCCGGGGATGAGGCCTCGAAGCGCTGACGCCTGGTTTGCGGTTTCTTCAAACGCGGATACATCAAGGGCAGCGCGAGGCGTACCCGGCACGACAGCGCAAAGCGTGTCGCCGCCAGCAGTACTGGACGTGCTGGTCTTGATCTGGGAAATCAGTTTGCGCCGCTCGCTGCGCGGCATACCGGACTTGGCCAGCGCCGCGTCCAGCTTGCGAGCCGAATGCGCCTGAGCGCCATCCTCACTGGGCGCCTGCTCAACCTCGGTTGCAGAGATCAAGCCGGTTGCGAACCCTTTATCGACCGCGTTCGCCCCGTTCATGTAGGTCTCGGCATCAAGCATTTTCTCCACGGCCGCCTCATCTTGGCCGCTGGTATCTGCATAAAGGCTGATCATCGCGCGGTCGAACTCTTCCATGGTGTCCGCCAGCTCGCGGATGTCATGCCGGTTGCCAGCAAAATACGTCCAGCAGTTATGAATCATCAGAAACGCAGTCTTCGCGACTTCACGCTTAGCGCCTGCCATCGCGATAACGGAGGCCGCTGATGCCGCCAAACCGAGAACTTTGATGGTCACTTCCTGCGAGTGCTCGAGCAGTCGGTTATAAATCGCGATGCCTTCGAACATGTCGCCGCCCGGGGAGTTGATGTAGACGGTCACGGGCTTGTCGCCAATGGAGCGCAACGCGGCGTCGACGCGCTTGAGGGTGACGCCCTCGCCGAACCAGTCTTCGCCGATGATGCCGTACATGGTGATGGTGTCGGTCCCCGACTCAAGCGCCGCGCGCAGATCAGGGTTCCACAGATCGAGCGCACGCGGGCTCAGCTCGCAGTTGAAACTGCGGGCTTTGATGTTCAGAGGCATGGTTACTCCTGCTTCTGGCCTAGCCAGTTTTTAAGGGCTGCTTGTGCGGCCTGCCCGTCGGTTGACTGGCCGAGTTGATCGATTGGCGCCAGGTTAGTCTGGACAGTGAGCACTGCGGCATTACCGCCGTGCCTTGGCAGGTTCTCTTTCACTCTGCACTCGTCGCGGGTCATGATCCCGTTCTGAGTCATCTGGCTGTACCACGCAGCACGGCCGGCGCTGTCGGCTTTCAGAAAGGCCTCCAGCGAAAACTCGGAGTAATAAGTGCGCCGCTCAACCGGGGTCAGCAGACGTTTGTTCACGCACTGCTGGATCTGGCTGGTCATCGAGCTGATACAGAAGGTCAGGAATGCAATCATTTGCTGTTCAAGACCGGTACCCCAATTGCTACCCGCGTTGGTCTTACCCGCCATCCACGGAGGCACGCCAAACCACCGGCATATTTCTTCAATACTGTGGTCTCGGGATTCCAACAATTGTGCATCGACAGGATTGATGCCGATTGTCTCTGCCTTGACGCCTTGCTCGAGTACCGGGGATTTTCCCGCGTTCATGGCGCCGGAGACGGTCTTCACGTATTCACGGAATTCCTCTCGTTGCTCGGGTTTGAGAATGCGATCAACGCTGAAAGCGACGGTGGGCAGAAGGCCGTTCTTGAAAGTTCCGTTCGCCGCGTCGTCGGCAGACATTGCCGAGCCGAATACGTCGGCACCGAACCGGATTGCCGACATGCCCACTCTGCCGTCGATGCTAAACGCCGGAATGTGGAGCATGTCCGCCCGCTCAATCTGCCGGCGAGGCCCCTTCTTCGGGCGGTACCAGTATTCCAAACGCCCGTCGTCATCCACCTCCAGGTCAACGCGCGAGGGCATCAGAAAGTCCAAAGCAATGACCCGACTCCCTGATCGATGAATTTCACAGTAGGCATTTCCCCACAGCAACATCGACGCGACCACAGCTTGCCAGAACTGGAACGCAGTCATGTCCTCGTTAGGGCTGTGGTGGATCACATCGTAAAGGGAGAAGTCCCGTGCATCCTCTCGGTCACCATCGGCCTTGCGACGATAGATTCCCAGCGGTAGCCCCGCAACCGAAGTCGAGATGATCCGCACGCACGCCCAAACAGTTGATAGTCGCATCACGTTGTCGACGCTCACAGCCTTACCAGAACTGGACTGCCCACCGAACCAGGCGCCCCAGAATCCCCGATCGCTCAGGCGGATCGCCTTCCCGGTCCAGTCGCCGAGCGACTTCATCGGCTTGGACGCTGCCCTGCCCAGAACCAGCGAGAGAGATTTATTCACCTGCTAATCCTTTCTTGATGAAGCCTGAAATCATGAACATCGATACGGAGGCAGCGATAAGTGCCCAACCGATTCCGAACAGCGTAAATACCCCACTGACCAACAGGCCAAACCCGACCAGCGCTGTGAGGATGAAAAAAGCCAGTGGCAAGCTCATGCGATGATTGGGTTCCGAATTGAGTCCATGAATGAGTCGGTCGTGTTATGCGCCGCGTCTACGAGCACTCGGCCGATCGCCATAATCAGCGCCACCGCGCCGTCTATCTTGTTGTCATCGCCCTGCTTGATCGGCCTGACAATGTCGTTGTTGCCTGGCATGTTTTTGCCTATGACGTTCGAAATACACCAGGTCATGATCGGGTTGCCGTCATGATGGAATCGCCCGGACTCAATCGCCGCCTCAAGCTCTTTCATGGGGTCGGACATGTTCGTGTAGTTCTGGGTGATCGTGATGGGGTTGAACCCCTCGTCATCCATCTCATGACTCAAGCCCGTTGCGCCGAATGGGTCGATTGCGCTTTGCCTCAACGGGGCCAAGTGGTTGGCGTCCTTGGTGTCCTCAAGGATCTCGCGATAGTCGACCTCAGCGCCTTCGGTGATCTCCAGGTGCCCGGAGTTGACCCAGGCCTGAAAGCGCTCAGCCATGCGCTTGTTGTCGCTGTTGAAAGCCGTGTCCTCAGGAACCCAGAACTTCGGCGCGATGCAGTAGTAGTGCGTTTTGCCGTCGATGATTCGCCAGAACACTCGAGCTCTGGAGTTCATGTCCAACTTGCGGGCAAGGTCGAACCCCGCCATCCACTCCTGCCCTGCGAAATCATCGAGCGCCAGAGACGTGTCCTCGCACGCTCGCCAGCTTTCCATGTTGTAGAAGCCGGACTTCGCGCTCACCCACAGGTTGAGGTGCTTCGTCTTGAACGTGTTGGTGAACCGTGCTGACCGGATCGCCCTGGCCTGCTGACTTTCGAGATACTCCTGGAAGACAGAAATGCCATGGTTCGGATTGGCCTTGGCCAGCATCTTCGGGTCGGTCCAGTCGTCACCCTCATCAAGCGTCCAGATATAGCCGAACAACTCGTCATCAGGGACTGTACCCTCCAGCATCTCGATGACCTGCCGGCGCTTGTCGTAGCAGGGGCCTTCGATGTCGGCGCCGGCAGTGGTGATGATGAACATGAGCGGCTGACGTCGCGCGCCCATACCGGTCAACATCGTGTCGTACTGAGCAGAGGTGCGATGTTCGTGATACTCGTCGACGATGGCGCAACTGGGCGATGCACCGTCGCCAGGGTCGCCAATCAAGGGTTCGAAGCGGCTGAAATCCGAAGGGATATTCATGTTTGAGGCGTTGACTTCGATACCCGCTGCCTGGATCAGCATGGGCGACTTGCTCACCATCAGCTTCGCCGGGCGGAACACCTCCCAGGCTTGCTTCTCGGTTGTCGCGCCGGAGTAGACCTCTGCGCCGAATTCACCGTCGGCCACGAACATGCTGATACCCACGCCGGCCGCGATGACGCTGTTGTGAGTAGGAACAAATCCGCGCCCGGCCAGGTACACCCCAGTTTCCACCTGTATGCAATTCACCATGCGTTCGCCGACTGGCTCGACAGATACGACGGTCCGGGCTGCGCTCCGGCGGCGGCCTTTACCGACTACCTGCCGTTGTACCTTGCGCTCCAACCGCGCCACCTGAACACTCTCGGGCGGCCAAAACTGGATTTCGTAATTGGCTCCGCAGTCCTTTCCTTTCAGGACCGCGCGATCGACCCGAAGAGTCGGTTTCATGCCTAGACTTCTGACCAGCTCAATGAAATCGCCGGATAGCCGCTCCCGGATAGTCGAGAAAACCACCTGCCCCTTGGCGCTGATATAGCCGTCGGTATCGATCAGCCCACGCAGCAGCTCAAGCCGCTGCTCGCGTGACGCCCGGAGATAGATCTGCGGGATATGCTTCCGCCCCACGCCAAGCAGGCCAAGTTCTCGGAGACGCGCCGCAAGGCATTGGTTCCGCGCTGCCTGGCTACGGTCACCATCGCTGAGTCGGTACAGCATGGCGCGGCCTTCGAATCGAGCCACAGGCATGCATGGGACACTCCGACTACGTATGTACTCTGGGATTTCGGGGTCAGCGCTGGTAATCATCGCCGCACGAGATGTGCCATCTCCAAGCCATGCACCCAAAACGTAGGGATCGACAGGAAGCCCCACCTCAGGAAGATCGAGCGCTTCTGCAACCCGGATGCGATGCACAAAATCCGCACGGTCACCGGTCGTGCGTAAAGTCTGGGCAATCCGCACAGTCTCCACAGTCGACAGCGGTTTCCGACTGCCACGCCGACGGCCAGTGAACCACGTGCGCTCGGTCACCCACTCATGGCGTTCATGAGCGATGATTGATTCACGATCTGACAGAGTCAGCGCCATCGAAGGCCCCATGTAATGACCAGTAACGGCGATCACTCGCTGGGGGCTTTCCGTCTGCACCGAACACCATGTCTCCAGCGCGCAAATCTCCGTGCAACTTCCAGCCATCGGGCGTAGGAATTGGGGTATCAACAGCAAGCGCTTTCCCATTCTTCCTAGGAACTTCCCAATAGCTTTCGCGGAAGCGGCGGTGGCCACCCTTCTTCCGGACCCAGCCGAAGGTGACCGCCATGCCAAACAACTGCCAGGGCTCTAAGGTGATGAGCTGTCGCTTGAATGCCCACTCGCCCTTTGTGTGCGGCAACAACTGGATCAGCTTGAGCTTCTTTTCGGCTTTCCCGGCGTCGAACTTGTACTTAAAATCGCGCTTGCGGCTCGCCGCCAAGTCATCGAAGTGCCGCTGAATCGCCTGGTGAATGTACCGGCAGGCCGGCACCTTCCCACGCAAGACGGACCTCGCCCACACCATCGCCTTATCGACGTTGGTTGTCTGGGTTTTGGGCATCTATGAACTCAGTAGTTGGGCAAATTCGTTGGTGGCTTTCTCCTTGTTCCCGCCGATGAGGCGTGATCGGCTTGCCGGATCCAGCCCGAGCATGGAGCCGAACGTCACCATCTGGCGCATCGATTCGTTTGCAGCAGTCAGCGCCGGGTTTTTCATCGGGCTGCCCTGAGAAGAGGTGACCACGATGCCGAACTGCTGGACCGACTCTTCAGCCATCCGCCATTTGTCATAGGCCGTACAGAAGGCCTCAACATTGTGCAGGTCGGTGAGCGCGATGACGTGCTCCCGTAACAGTTCGGGCACCAGCATCTTCCACATCGTGGCGGCGCGCGGGCTCAGCCATTCCGGTGGATCAATGTCTTTGGTTACCTCGGAGAACTTCGGTTCGGCCGTATTGAGCGCCCGCTTGCCTGGGTTCCCGGCCAACATTTTTTTGGCCGTCGGCTTGGGTTTGCGACCACGGCCGGCGACCGTGGCGGTGCCTCCCATCGCGCAACTCCTGACCTTTTATTGTCGCGGGTGTGAAAATCCGGTTCGG